ATGCAAAAGAGAACTCGTGACGAAGTCAGACTATGGCTAAGAGAATTAAACATCACTCAAGCTGAATGGGGGCGGAGAAACGGATATACATCAAATGAAATTAGCCGAGTATTAAATGGAAAATCTAAGTGTTTGTATGGTCGAGAACGAGAAATTGCGATCAAATTAAACATTCATTTGGATAATTAGGAGTTCACATGAATGAACTTAAAACACATTATTCAGCTCAAGAGCTAGTGGAGTTGAAACTCAATTCCTTGCCAACAACAAAGAAAGCAATATTAACAAGAGCTCAAAAGCAGAGTTGGGAAGGTCGTAAACGCACTGGCAAAGGTGGCGGTGTTGAATATGCGCTTTGTTCTTTACCACAACATTTACAAGATGAAATCCGCAATAAATTTGCAGTGACGGTTGTGAAATCCAAACCTAAAGCCCCACTCGCTCTTCGCCAAGTTGAATTAAAAACCTTAACGGAAAAACAACGTGAGTCGGCAGACGCAAGGATGGCGTTGGTGGTGAAGGTGTTAGAGCTTGAACAGGCACAGCCCCGTTATAAAGCGGTGAAATTTTTATGTGAACAAATCAAGCATGGTGAGGTTTCCGCAGATTTGATGAAGTTAGTGGAGCTTGCCAACAACAAGAAAGGGAAAAACCGCATGCTTTCTGACCGCACTTTGGGTCAATGGGTACTGGACTATGAGAAAGCGGACACACCTGAAGCCCGTTTGAAAGCCCTTGCACCGATGAAACGGATGGCGAAAAAGGCGGAGGATGTGTGGTATCTGTCTTGGTTTTTGGGGATTTTTCGGCAGAAGAACGCTTTAAGTGTGGCTGAAAGCTACCGTTATTTTTGTGCGGACTGGCGGGAGCGCTATCACGATCAGCCCGATATGCTGGACGCCCTACCCAGTTTAGACCAAGTGCGGCACGCATTGAGCAAATTGCCTAAGCATATTTTACAAAAAGGACGGTTAAGTGGCTCGAAATATAAGCAGTTATTACCTTATGTTGAGCGAGATTGGTCACCTTTTGCAGCCAATGATATTTGGATTGGTGATGGGCATAGCCTGAAAATGAAAGTAGCACATCCGATACATGGCAGACCGTTTACACCGGAGCTTACCATGATTGTGGATGGGGCGAGTCGCAAGATAGTCGGTTGGTCGCTTGCCTTGGCTGAAAATGGTTTTGCCGTCCTTGATGCTTTACGACACGGCATTCAGACACACGGTGTGCCAGCCATTTATTACTCTGATAACGGTGGTGGGGAAAAGAATAAGCTATTAGATGCTGAAATCACGGGTATTTTGCCTCGCTTTTCGATTCATCACGCCACGGGGATTGCCGGTAATCCACAGGGACGAGGCATTATCGAAAGGCTCAATAAAACCGTGGGATTACGCATTGCGGAGCAATTTGAAACCTATTATGGCAAAAATGCCGATCCTGAAGCAACCCGCAAAATGCTTGCCCGCCAATTGGCATATAGCAACAGTAACGGTAAACAGCTTACAGTAAAACAGCAAAAAGCCCGACGGGAATTACCGACTTGGGATGAGTTAAAAGCGGTGATTGCAGAAGTGATCCATTGGTACAACCACGAACATATTCATCGCAAAATCGGCTGTACGCCGGCAGAAAAATATCAACGGATCAGCAATCCTGATTTGATGATTTATTTAAGTGAAAACGAACTGCGAGATATTCAACGTCCAGCCTTTATCCGCACCACACAACGAGGCTTAATTGAATGGAATAAGCATAAATATTTCCATCTTGATTTGTTGAATTACCAAGGGCAAGAAGTGATGGTCTGTGTCGATATTCACGACCCTAATTGGGTGCAAGTACGCACGAAAGAAGGCAGTTTTATCTGCAATGCCGAATTTGAAGCCCATAAACGCAATGCGTTCCCAATTCCATTTGTTGAACAAAAACAACAGCAACGTGCAGAGGGAATGAAAAAACGGGCGGCAAACAAAATCGCTCTGGCAGAGGCGGAATTGAACCCTGTTATCACAATTGAACATCAACCGAGCTTTGAGTTGCTACGCACCAAAGTTAAACCAAAAGAAGAACCTACACCGATTTTCTTCACCAGAGTACAAAAAGAGGCGTGGGAAGCAAGAAAAAAGCTAATGAATGAGTAAGGGGGAAACAATGAAAAACCAAGAATTATACGCCTTTATGAAGGCAAACAAAATGACCCAAAAGCAGGTGGCAACCTTGTTTGATACATCACTTACCACGGTGAACCAATACCTGAACGACAAATATCCAACGGATACAAAGTGGCTAGATGAAAAAGTTGATGAGCTTTTAGCCCGCCAAAAAGCAAAAGTGGTAGAAGCGAAATACAACAACGCTTTTGTGCCAACCATGACGGCAAAACGTGGAATGGAAATCATGCAATTTGCCCACGCAGAAGGTGAAATTAACGTGATTTATGGTGCGGCAGGTTTAGGCAAAACACAAATGCTTAAACAATATGCGAAAGAACACAGCTCTGCGGTGTTGATTGAAACTGATCCAAGCTGTAATCCGAAGGTATTACTCCGCAAGATTGCCGAGGCGGTGGGTGCAAACAGTCGGGGAATTAATAACGATGTGCTCTCCAGTATTGTGGAAAAACTGAAAGGTTCAGAACGTTTGCTGATGATTGATGAAGCGGAATTGCTTTCTACCCGTGCGTTAGAGTTTATCCGTCGCATTCACGATTTGACCCAATGCGGTGTGATTTTAGCCGGAATGCCCCGCCTTTTAGTTAATTTAAAAGGGAAAAATAACGAACTGGCACAGCTTTATAGCCGGGTGGGATTTGCCTGCGATTTAGGCAACGCCCTACCCGATGAAGATTTAGCGATGTTAGCGGAAAGTGCGCTAAATACCAGTGAATTTAATGAACCTTTGATTAAAACCTGTAAAGGCAATGCACGTCGGTTAAGCAAATTAATGCGGGGTGTGGTGCGGTCTGCAGAAATTAATGATACCGAGATAAGCACCGCAATGATTGAGCAATACAGCAAAATGTTGATTAGTTAAGGAGCAGACAATGAGCGAACAAATGAACCGTGTGGCGTATGCGTTAAGACGTGAGGGGGTGCAGATTGTTGCAAGTAAAGACGGACGTTTTCCCCGTATGGTGATTTTAAATCCAAGTCATCGCTTAATGCAAAAAAGTGTCCGAATGACGACCTATAACAACGGGGTAAGAACAGTGCGAAATATGGCAAATGAACAAGGTGTAACGGTGTATTGGTAAGGAGGAATAATGGCACGTCGTCAAATTTATGCCGTCTATCGGGGGGAAGAGAACTTGGGCGACGGCACGGCAGATGAATTAGCAGAAAAATTAGGGGTAAAACCCAAAACAATACAAAGTATGAGCACCCCAAGATGGGCTCGGAGAAATAAATCAGGAAAACGATTAATTGTAATCAAACTAGATAAAGAAGAGGTGTAAAAATGGCAAAAGTAGTGATTGAAGGCAAAACCTATTGGCGTGATGCCAAAGGTAATTTAACGCCGGATGAATTAGTAAAAGAGATTGATAAAGAGCGTGATGCCTTGGTGTTGGAATGGATTGAAAAAGGCAAAAAAGTCAGCCAAGCCATTGGTGAATTTAAAGGTGGCGCTTTTGCCGATATTCAGGCGTTTATTGAACTCTCTGCGGAAAAATATAAAGCCAAAGTAGGTGGTACAAAAGGCAATGTCACGTTATTGAGTTATGACGGCAAATACAAAATTCAGCGAGCCATTAATGATCATCTGCAATTTGATGAGCGTATTCAAGCGGCGAAAGTGCTGATTGATGAATGTTTAAGTGAGTGGTCGGAAGGCTCTCGACCTGAATTAAAAGCCTTAATTGAACGGGCATTTGATGTGGATAAGGAAGGCAATTTGAATACTTCCCGCATTTTAGGCTTACGGCGGGTGGATATTCAGGATGAACGCTGGCAGAACGCCATGCAAGCCATTAGCGAAAGTGTGCAAGTGGTGAGTTCTAAAGCCTATGTGCGCCTTTATGAACGTGTGGGCGAAAGCGATCAGTATGTGCCAATTGCGTTAGATGTAGCGGGGGTTTAGGGATGAGTGATTTTGTTCTCATTATTGGAATGATATTAGCTTTTTTGGCTTGGGTGGCTTATTTGGATTTTAGAGATTAGATGTAAAACCCTTTTCAACGCTCTTTAAATCGCATTTAAACCCGTTTTAAGGGGCGTTTATAAAGTGTTTTAACCCATAGGAGAAAATGATGAGTAAGAATATCAACAAATTCGACCGCTTTAAGTATTACAGCTCACAAGCGGCAAAAAATGAGCGTAAAGGCGAATTGCAAGATGCTAAAGAGCAATGGGCAATCGCAGAATTAAATGCGCCGGGCGTTAAAAATAAGACATGGTGCAAGCATCGTGCGGCATTTTGTGAACGTGTCGCTAGAAAGCCGTTTTAAGGAGGATTTTATGAGTGATTATATCGTACGTCTGTATGGTGTCATTGAAATAAAAATGAGAGCCGAAAGTTTAGAACAAGCGATTGAACTTTGTGATTTAAACACCGCACCGCAATTAACCGGTGTAATTGTAGAAATTGACAACGTGATTGAGGGGGAAGAAGTATGACGGAACAAACACTAAATTTAGATGATGTAACAAGAGAAGTAGCTGATGTAATCAACAATTTTGAATTAGTCAAAGACTGTGTGATTGACGGCGATATTGATACGGCCAAAACGCTGTATGCAAGAACCTTAGAGCAAGCCAAAAAGTTTGGTCGCCGTTTGGCATACAGCGAAATTAAACTTGAATTTGGAGCAGTATTTGATCCGAATTGTTAAAGCAAAACGTAATGCCATTTTGGAGGATGAAAATGAATAAAAAATTATGTATTGACCTGAACTTCCTTGCTAAACCCTGCGCTAGTAGGGGCATTAAAGAAACCTCAAAGTTAAGATGGTTCAAGCGTAAAAATGGGGAGCTTGTTTTGCAAAACGCATTTCTTGAAATCACTAAATACGAGGATGGTACAGAGATGACGAAGATTATTTGGAAAGATGTAGAAACGGTGTGTGAAGAATAAAACCCATTTACAGCCCATTTTGCCACGTAAAGTGGGCTGGATAATGTGTTTTGTCAATTAACCAAAGGAGCGATTATGCAAAAAGAAATTATTCAGTGGTTGGCTGATGATGAAGGTGTTGGGCTCAGTAGCAAATGTATGGCATTTGTGATTGGGTTTGGTGTTGTACCAAGAGGTAAAAATTATCCTCATGACCCGTCTGATTTGGCACGTTGTATCAAGCTATTGGAGCGAATACCGGAAATGAACAACCACCTTTATAAAATGAAACAGGTGTCACCAATTTGGGAAAATTTAGTGGAACATTGGGCGGAGTTAGAGCAGTTATTCAACGAGGAAAAAGGGAGCATACGTTGCACTAAAACTTATCAATTAATGAAACATCTTACCAAAGATGACGCTAATGTAGTGTTTAGTGCAAGTGGCTTTTCTATTCGGGTAGGGAGATAAAATGGCTAATAACACAAAGCATTATTTAGTGACATTGGAAATTAATGTAGCAACGACAGAGGATGATTTGACATTTAATGTCAGTGCAGCATATCGAAATCATCCGAATAATTATGTTAAGGATATGATGAATTTAATGATGTTCAAATTACCTGCTGTTGTTCGTGCCGGTTGGTTAGCGCTTGAGCGTATTGAACCAAGCATTAAGTCCGGTTTTTCACACAAATTACATTTTGATTTTCAACAATGTACTGATGATGAATGGGAAGTAAGTGCTGAAACTGAAATTAACGATATCATCGGGCGAACTTTAATTGATTTAAGTAAGCGTATTTTTGTAGAAGATCCAAAGATTGATGAGCTTATCGCATTAGCTGATTAAAACCCATTTACAGCCCATTTTAACCGCACTTTAAGTGGGCTGGATAATGTGTTTTTAATTAACAAAGGAGCAAATATGCTAAAAGAAAGTGATTTAATCAGTAGTGCAATTTTGGAGGGCGAAAATGAGTGAAAACAATGGCTGGATTAAGTGTTCGGAAGAATTACCAAAAGTATTTGATCATAACGGATTTGAACGTAGTGATATTGTGATGTGTTTTGGTGTCGATGAACCCGATGATGATGAAACTTATGTATTGGCTTATATGATTCAAGGTAATCGGTTTTATGGCTTTAACGGGGAATGTACGAAAATAACACATTGGCGTCCATTACCGCTCCCTCCGAATTTATCTTAAAACCCATTTACAGCCCATTTTACCCACATAAAGTGGGCTGAATAATGAGTTTTAAATCAGATTTAAAGGAGATTTAAAGATGAAATGTAAATGCCCTGCTTGTGGGGCGGTCCTATCGCTTGATGTGTTGCTACAGCATGAACAAGCAACACAGGCGGTGATGACAGCAATGCAATTTAATGGTGAATTTGGGCGGTTAGCTGTGCAGTATTTAGGGTTATTTCGTCCAGAGACCTCTGCTCTTGCAATGAATCGGGTTGCAAAGTTATTGGGGGAATTAATGGCTTTAGTCCAACAGGGCGAATTTTCCCGCAACGGACAGGTTTATGCTGCACCTCTAGAGGCGTGGATTTACGGGTTTAACACGGTGCTCAGTGGTCGTCATAATATTAAACGCCCATTAGTCGGGCATGCTTATTTGTTGGAAGTGATGAGTAAATGGCAAGGGCCGTCCCTTGAGCCGGCAATAAACGTTGCGGCGAAATCCCATCAACAGGCTCCATTAAGCAGTAAAACCGGTCAGGCATTGGCGAATTTAGCGGAGTTTGCAAATGGAAAAGGATGATTGGTTAAATGCTGTCATTGCAAAAGGGCTAATGGGGCTTGTGACGCTAAGATTACCCAATACGCCACCGGAAGAAATCATTGTAAAAACGGCTCAAGTGTGGGTATTGGCTCTCACTAAGGGACTAGGCACTAAGTGGATAAAAGAGCGGGATAAACCTCGCATTGAGAAGGCCTTTATGCGACTTTATGCAGAGTGCGACAGATTTCCTAATCCCAAAATGTTGGTTGAGCGTTTACCGAAAGATTACCCTGAAACATTAATGATTGAGCGGAAAATGACTGAAGAAGATCGCAAACGTAACAATGAAATGTGTCAAAAATTACGAGAAATCTTAACGGGGGTCAAAATAAATGATTAATCGTAAAAGTTTAATGGCTAAGATCCATATCGGTAAAAAACAGTTAGGGCTCGATGAAGAGACTTATCGTCAATTACTTGCCAATCTCACGGGTAAAACCAGTTGTGCGGTAATGACCGAGGAGGAATTGCACAAAGTATTGGGTGAAATGGTGAAAAAAGGCTTTAAAGTGCAGTCGGAATTTTGGGGAAATCGTGCCACACCAAAGGAAGATAAGAAAATTTATTTGGCAAAAATTACCGCACTTTTAGCCAAACACGGTTTGCCAAAAGAATATGCGGACGGCATTGCCAAACGTTCCTTTAAAGTAGATTTTGTGCATTGGTTGCACCCTTGGCAGTTGAAAAAGGTGGTGCAGATGTTGTCGGTGTATGATCGGAATAAAAAGGCGTTGTGAAAATAGATAGGTAGGTGTAAATTAGAGGCTCTTTTGAGCCTTTTTTATTGGAGAAAATAATGAAAAAATTATTAGTTGCAGTCGTTTGTGGAATGCTTTCTGTTTCTGCGTTTGCCATGACAGATAAAGCGAAAGGAGAATTGAATAAAGCCTTACAGGGTGATTATCAAGCATTGCGTAATGCTGCATTTTCAATGAAAAGCGGTTCAGCGGGACACGATAAAAACCCGGTGGCAGGTTGTGCATTGCGTAAAATTACATTGATTGTCGCACAAGACGAAATCGACACTGGCGACTATGGCAATGAATATGTAGATTGTAAAGCCTTATCACCGGATGAATCGGAACAGGCATGGAAAATGACATTGCAATTATTACCGCAGGTTTTGCAATTAAAAGCCCAAAGTGCAAACTAATTCTCATACATTATCCCGCCCAGAGCGGGATTTTTTTCATCTTTCTCCTACCAAAATTCCTAACTTTTAAAAATCTCGTGTTAAATTGCGCCAAAATGTGATTTGACAGGGGGGATTATGCAGTCTCAATTTGAACGTGTTGCCGATTGTCTGCCGGACGTGGTGTTGGAAATGGTGGAGTTGGTCGGGTTTAATGATGTGGAGAAAATTGTTCATCAATTTGGTGGGGTAAACTTTCTTTTTTCCGATGGTAAGGTGTATTTCCCTAAACTCAAAGCCTTAATTGGGTTGGAAAGTGCGGTGAAATTGCGCCGTTATTTTAAGTCGGAGCGGGTCTATATTCCTCGTTGTGAGGTAGCATTGCGTTTATTGCGGAATGAACGACTAAAAGCCGATTTTGATTTTATTACGCAACAAGAGAAAAAAAGCGGGCGTATGGCAATGTTAGAGCTTTGTAAAAAATACCAACTTTCTGATCGCCATGCATGGGATATTGTTCGCACACTTCAGTCTATGCCACCCTATCAACATCAACAAGCTACACTTTTTTAGTCGGAGTGTGGAACTCCCTCCTCCATTCAGCGCAATCTTTTTATTACACAATACCCTCAATTCTGACAACGAATGAGGGTATTTTTTTATGTCTTTAACTTTTCAGCAAATTTTCGATCGCCTTATCGGACATGAGGGCGGTTATGTCAATGATCCACGTGACCCCGGTGGTGAAACAAACTGGGGGATTACAAAACACACGGCTCAGGAAAACGGCTATATGGGTGCAATGCGTTCTATGACCCGTGAACAAGCCTTTAAAATTTATCATTCCGCATTTTGGGTGCGTTATCAGTGCGAAAAAATGCCCTCTGCTGTGGCATATCAATTTTTCGATGCGGCGGTCAACCACGGTTTAGGTAATGCCAGCCGTATGTTGCAACGAGCAGTCAATGTGGCGGATGACGGTGTGGTTGGCAATATCACGCTTGCTGCGATTAAGAAAATGGCCGTATCCGATGTGATTATGCGTTTAAATGCGGAGCGTTTGGAGTTTTACTGCAAATTATCTACTTTTGCGACCTTTGGAAAAGGTTGGGTACGTCGTGTGGCAGGCAATTTGAAATACGGAGCAATGGACAATGAAGTTTAAATTTTTAGGTGTATTTAAACGGTTTTTTAACCGATTTTTTCAACGCCGTCATGAAAAAACCTTAGCTTATCGACCGCACTTTTTTAGCAAAAATGCGTGGAGTTATGTCCGTCGTGGTAAACCTACTCCGGCGGAAGTGATTATGTGGAGGTTGAGCCAATGAGTAATAAGTTTGTTGAGTTATTTACCAATAATGACGGGCGAGCCAGTACCACGGGTTTTATCCAGTTTTTTGGCTTTTTAGTGATGGCGGGCGTATTGATTTATTCGGTGTATTTAGACCGAGCTATCACCACGGATTTGTATTTTTATTTTGCTTGTTTCTGTGGCGGTTCTGCCGCAACGAAAGGTGCAGTGGCGGCCTTTCAATCTCGTGAGAGGGCGAAAGTAGAAACGCCCTCTCAAGCCGAACCTGAAGACAGACCAAGGGGGATTTGATGAATATTCAAATGATGTTATTAGCCATTATCGGTGGGCTGATGGTGGTTGGCTATATTTGGCATAAATTGCACTGGGCAAGCCGTGAAATTGACCGTTTATTAAAAACCAATGCGACATTAGAACAAGAAAAAGCCGTCTCCGAGACGAAAGTCAAACATTATGAAACAAGGAAAAATCATGAAGAAAAAAGTCGTCATGCTAACCGCTCTTCTCTTATTGACAGCTTGCAACAATCGGGCGATCTCCGTGATTAATCCAAGTTGTGCCGGTTTTTCGTTGATTTCAGCCAGTCGGCAAGATACCACGGAAACCCTACGCCAAATTAAAGTGCATAACGACACCTATCGGGAAATTTGTGCAGGTAAGGAGGCGCAATGATGGATGATAAATGGTTTATCGGGCTTGGTACAACGTTGATTATCAGTCTTGTGGCTTGGGCGTGGAAATCCGTGAATGAGAAAGTGCAAGACAATGAGAAATCTATCCAACTATTGGAAGAAAAAATGTACCGTGAATTTCAGAGCAAGGAATTGGCTAGTGTAAAAGATCATCACATGCACGAAGTACTCACGGAAATTCGGAGTCAGTTAAAAGAAATCAATAAAAAGTTAGATTTAAAGGCGGATAAATAATGTCGGCAAGAGAGCGAAAACGCTTAGAGCAATTAGCAGAAAAAGAGCAAACCAACGCCAAGTTAGATGAAATTCTAAGTTTGACACGGCAAGTTAGTCATAAAATCGACCGGTTAGACGGACGTGTGGATGATATTGATGTGCGTTTGGCAAAGGTAGAAAAAAACTTAGCCAAATTAGGTGTAAAAGCCGCCGTTGTGGGTGGGTTGAGCGGTTTATTGGTTTCTGTTGGATTTGAATTAATCAAAGCCAAGTTTGGAGGCTGATATGGCTCACGATGAGAAAACGAAAGCGGAAGTGCGCCGTTACTATGTGTTTGATTGTTTAACCCTCGAAACGGCGGCAGAGAAAGCGAAAGTCTCTTATAACACGGCTCGCCGTTGGAAACGTGAAGCCGAAGCCCGTGGGGATAATTGGGATAAAGTCCGTGATGCCAACACCATGGCAAGCGGTAAAGTGGAAGATGTGGCACGAGGTATGCTAACCACGTTTGTGCTTTATTTTGAAAATACCATGGAAGAACTCCGCCAAGCGGAAAATTTGCCGGTCAGTGAAAAGGCGAAATTAATTCAAGGATTGGGCGATTCCTACGCCAAAATGGTGGCAAGCAGTAAGCGGTTGTTGCCGGAGGTGTCGGAGCTTGCTACAGCATGGAAAGTTATTGATATGGCTGCTAATTTGGTGAAAACCAAAAAACCTGAATTATTACCGGTATTTTTGACACTTTTTGATGATTTAAAAGAGCAAGTCAAGAAGGAATTTAAGTGATGAAAATCCAAGAATTTGAAAAAGAACTTGAACGCCTACGAATTGAACTACAGCGCAATATTGAAGCAAGCTTTGATGGTTGGGATGATACCCCTTCATCCATTGTTGAGCGTCGTCAAAAAGTTTTTGATAAAGTAAATGGGTTTGAATATTTTGTTCAAGCCTATTTCCCACATTATGTGCGTTCACCACATAAATCACAGTTACACGAATATCTTTTTAAAAATCTTCCGCTTTCCGTTGAGGAAGTCGATAAAAGCGTACGTCAAGCAATCGCAGCACCACGAGGTGAAGCGAAATCAACGATTTGTACGCAACTTTTCCCGCTTTGGTGTTTGATATGTGATCTTAAGATGTATGTCATCATTGCTATGGATACTAAAGAGCAATCATACGGAATGCTGGAAGCCATTAAAACGGAAATTGAATCTAATCCCCGTCTTTCTATTGATTTCCCTGAATTAGTGCCGGGTAAAGTTTGGCGCGCAGGGGCGATTATGACCTCAAAAGGGCAAAAAGTAGAAGCCGTAGGTGCAGGGCAAAAACTACGTGGGCGTCGTCACGGTGCATATCGTCCTGATCTTGTTGTATTAGATGATATTGAAAATGATGAAACAGTACAAACTCCCACACAACGTAATAAATTGCATAACTGGGTTTTAAATGCTGTATTGAAATTAGGTGCGCCGGGCGAAAAATTTGATGTGATTTATGTTGGGACTATTTTGCATTATGACAGCGTGTTAAACCGTATTTTAGGTACAAAAGGCTGGAGACGCATCCGATTTAAAGCCATATTGCGTATGCCTGATAATATGGCGTTATGGGACGAATGGGAAAATATTTATTTATCAGAGGAGGGTGATGACGACACCTTGTCCGATTTGTTCTATCAACAACATAAAACCGAAATGGAGGCTGGTGCAGTTGTATCTTGGCTTGCCCGTCCTATTTTATATTTAATGAAAATTAGAGCCTCTGATGGTCATGCTTCGTTTGATTCTGAATATCAAAATGATCCGGTAAGTGGTGAAGATGCTATTTTTGCGAATAGCTTGAAATATTGGACGGAGCTTCCTTCCAATCTTATTTATTTCGGTGCAGTTGACCCATCGCTTGGTAAAGCCGGGGCAAGTCGTGATCCTTCCGCCATTTTAGTCGGAGGATATCATCGTGAAACAGGTAAATTATATGTGGTAGAAGCCCAAATTAAAAAACGTTTGCCGGACTTGATTATCGAAGACGTGATCCGTCTGCATACGCAGCATAACTGCCATCGCTGGTTTGTTGAAACCGTGCAATTTCAAGAGTTTTTGCAAACTGAACTAGTTAAACGTTCTGCTGCTCGAGGCAAACCCGTTCCGGCTACACCTACAAAGCCAAATAGCGACAAAATGTTACGTATTGAAAGTTTACAGCCACACATCGCAAACGGGTTGATCTTGTTACATCGCTCTCAATCAACCTTGGAGTCTCAGCTAAAACATTTTCCGAAAGCCGACCATGATGATGGCCCGGATGCCTTGGAGATGTTATGGCGTAATGCGGTGACGAACTCTGCTCCGATTGAATGGGTGGGGCTAAATGATTTGGAAGGTGATGATGAGTTGGATGATTTATACAGTATTTGGCGCAGTTAAGGTGGGATAAATGGGATTTTTAGATAAAGTGAAAGGGTTGTTTAAGGTTGATGAAACCGAGGAAACGCAAACCGATGAAGCGAATGTGACGGCAACAGGACGGGTGCTAGACGATCACCCCTCTGCCCAAATCACACCGGGGAAACTGAAAAGCATTTTAGAGGATGCGGAAAACGGGGATATTCAGGCACAACATCAACTTTTTATGGATATAGAAGAGCAAGACTCCAGCATTGCCGCCAATATGATGACCCGCAAACGGTCAGTGCTCACGCTAGATTGGCGTATTGTTGAACCTCGCAATGCAACGCCTGCGGAAGAAAAACTGCAGGCAGAAATTGATGAGTTGTTCCATCAATATCCGAATCTTGAAGATTTATTTGTGGATTTAATGGATGCGGTGGGACACGGTTTTTCCGCCTTGGAAATCCAATGGGCGCAAGTAGATGGAAAATGGGTGCCAAAAGGGTTTAAGCCTTGCCCGCAATCTTGGTTTAACCTTGATAAACAGGATAATCTTTTACTTCGCACACCGGATAACCCGATGGGTGAGCCGTTACGCCCCTTTGGTTGGGTAGTACATCGTCATAAATCCCGTTCGACCCAGTTAGCCCGTGATGGGTTATATCGAACGCTTGCGTGGCTTTATATGTATAAGCATTATTCCGTGCGTGATTTTGCGGAGTTTTTAGAGCTTTACGGTATGCCGATTCGCATCGGGAAATATGGTGCGGGTGCGACAGCATTGGAAAAACGTACATTACTGCGAGCTCTCGCAGAAATCGGACATAATGCGGCAGGGATTATGCCGGAATCCATGCAAATTGAGTTGCACAATGTGGCTACGGGGACATCATCAGGTAACAATCCCTTCTTGCACATGGTAGATTGGTGTGAGAAATCCATTGCCCGATTGATTTTAGGACAAACCCTAACCAGTGGTGCCGATGGCAAAAGCTCCACCAATGCACTGGGCAATGTGCATAATGAAGTACGCCGTGATTTGATGATAAGTGATGCCAAACAGATTGCACAAACCATCACGAAGCAAATTATTTTGCCGTATTTACAAATCAACGTTGATCCGAATATTGCGCCCCATCGTGTGCCGTACTTTGAATTTGACACCAAGGAATATGAAGATTTATCTATTTTCGCCGAGGCGTTGCCGAAATTGGTCGAAATCGGTGTAAAAGTACCGGAGAGTTGGGCGAGAGATAAATTGGGGATTCCGGAAGTGCAAGAGGATGATGAGTTGTTAAAACCTCTTCAAAGCGAATTTAAAACGGATTTAAACGAGGATAAAACAGCGAAAAAACCGACCGCACTTTCGGCTCATGTTATAGGATGCCAGTGTGACGGCTGTTTGGGAAAAGTTGTGGCCTTATCGGCAAAATCAGAGGAAAAAGATGAACAGGCTTTGTTAGACGAAACGTTAGATGAAGCCTTAGAACAGGTTGATTTTAACCAACAACTTGACCCGATGGTGCAAAAAGCGGTGCAGGTGATGTTGTCTTGCCACTCTTATGAGGAAGCGACAGAAAAACTCGCTACGCTTTATCCGGAATTGACAGCAAAAGCTCACCACGAGTATTTAACCCGTGCGATGTTTTTATCAGAACTTCTAGGGGCAAGCCATGCCAAACCTTAGTTTTGCGCTCGGCTTGCCATCGAAAAAAGCCATTGAATTTTTAAAAAGCAAAAAAGCCTTTTTAGATCATATTGACGAAAAAGGCTTGATGGAGAGCGCAAGGGCGAAAGCCGCCCGTATTGCTAACCTTTCCAGCCTTGAGATGATGAAAGATATTTATCAGTCTTTGATTGAGGCTCAACAGCAAGGACAACCTTTCGGTGAGTGGCAGAAAAGCATTTTTGAGCATTTTAAAAAGAAAGGTTGGATTGCGGGTTATGACAAAGGTTATTTATTGGCTGATCCGAAAACCGGGGAATATTTTGGTACGCCACGGCGGTTAGAAACCATTTATCGCACCAATATGCAGGCTGCTTATTCTGCGGAGCGTTATCAACAAATGCGGGATAATGCGGATAGTCGCCCCTATTGGCAATATTCAGCAGTCAATGATGATCGGACACGCCCAAGCCATTCGGCGATGAATGGCTTGGTTTATCGCTATGATGATCCGTTTTGGAACGTGTTTTATCCGCCGAATGGGTTTAATTGTCGTTGCTCGGTGATTGCCTTAGGTGAACGGGATATTGCACGGCGTAATCTTGTAGTGGGCAATGGTGAAGAACGGTTAATTGACTATGAGCGCAAAATCAATGCCACGCAAACAGAAAAAACCACGGCATTTAAACTCTCTGATGATAAATGGGTGGTGACTGACCGAGGGTTTGATTATAACGTGGGTCGTATGATGTATAAGCCCAATTTGGATCAGTACCCGGAAGCCTTGGCACATCAATTTGCCAAACGTGAAATGGGTGGCGAGGGGTTTAAGTTTGATTTTAGACAGTTTGAAAAAGACTTCTTCCCTTACATTGAGGAGTATAAAAAACTCAAAGGCAGTAAAGAACGTGAGGCTTTTTTAAAGCCCATCCGTGAGCGGTTTAGAATGGAGTATAAATTTACTGCGGGAGTATTAAGTAAGGAAACAAAAAAACAAATTAATACTGAACTTTCTACGGTCTGGCTTTCGGATGATACGCTGATTAAACAAATTGCTAACCGTTACGGTCAAGATTTTGATTTTAATGATTATGCTCTTTTGCCAGATGTATTACATACACCGGATAAAATTGAACCTGATGGTACAAATAGTTTTCGATTTTACAAGCAGATAGGTACAAGAAGATTAGTTGCAGTGATTAAAGTGTTAAATGAAACAGGAGAAATTTATTTAACATCTCAACGCTTGGCGAGTGAAAAGCAATGGCAAAAAGCCTTTAAATAAATATTAAGTCGCTCGGTGGGACTCGAACCCCCCACACATCAATCCCTGCACCAGTAGCATTCGTTCACAGTTGTCGAGATTCACTGTAGCGAGCGACTAAGGACAATATAACGATGATTGAAATAAAAATCAACAATGAAAAAGAAGTGGTGGCGTTGCTGGAGCGAGTGGCGGAAGGTATTCGTTATAATGTGCCACTGATGCGTATCATTGCCGGCACAATGCAAAGTGCGGTCGATCAGAATTTTGAGGCAGGCGGTCGTCCGAAATGGTTGGGCGTAAAAAGCCGTCCCGGTGGAACGCCTTTGATTGATAGTGGTGCATTGCGTAATAGCATCCATGCAAGTTGGGATAACGATGAAGCGCAAGTGGGGACAAATTTAAAATACGCCGCCATTCATCAATTTGGTGGTAAAACCAAACCGCACAAAATAAAACCGGTCACCAAGAAAGCCTTGGCATTTGGAGGTATTGTGCGTAAGTCGGTAAATCACCCCGGAAGCACTATTGAGGCTCGTCCGTTCCTTGTTTTAACTCCACAAGATGAGGAGGATATTTTAGATGATGTACAACACTATTTTCAGAGTTTGATGAAATAAATCCAAAAACCGCCCTAAATCAAGCGTAGGGCGATTTTCTTTTTTATGGGTATCATTTTTCGAGTTTAAATTTTTAAAACAATTTAAAGCGGTTTTAAAACGTTTTAAAATGGGTTTAAGCTAAAAGCCCCACATTGATTTTTCATTTCCTATTTTAAAGGGCGTGTGGAACTCCCTCCTCTCTTTTCATTTTTGCCTTTCCGTTATTCTGCAATCCTAAGATGATTTTTTTAAGGATTGCATAATGAAACTCACTCTTGCCGCTTGTAGCTTTGAACTGGATAAAGCGAAGCATGGTCGTATCCAGCTTTTGCCTTATGGTAGCTTTCGGGCAAAAGATGGCAGACCGACCGATGTGGAGGCATGGTATGTAACGGACAGTAACGGGGCTGATGTGGTAGCACTTGCCAATCGTCAGAAAAATCCCCTTCCTATTGACTACGAACACCAAATTATTCATTCCCAACAAAACGGCAAAGAAGCCCCTAGTGCGGGTTGGATGGAATATTTCTATTTTACCCCTCAAGGTATTTTTGCCGATGTACGTTGGACGGACAAAGCCGCAGAGTATATCAAGAAAGGCGAATATCGCTATATATCCGCCGTGTTTGCTTACGATACCAACGGTTATGTCCGAAAAATCTTTCACGCTGCACTGACTAACAACCCTGCTTTAGATGGGATGGATGAAGTTATGGTTGCTGCCAGTGCGCAATTTTTACTTCAAACAGAGGATAAACAAATGGACAAAGATCTTTATGCTGCCTTGTGTGCTTTGTTTGCGTTACAAGCAAATGCAAGTGAGGCGGAAATTAAAGAAAAAGTGACCGCACTTTCAGCCGCAAAAGGTGATTCACCGGTGGCATTAATGGATGTGTATGCCAAGTTGAAAGAAAAAGATCAATCTGTAGCGGCATTGACTGCTCAAGTGGGTAACCCTGACCCGGCTAAGTTTGTACCGGTGGAACAGGTCGCTGCTTTGCAGGCGGAGTTTAGTACGCTGAAAGCATCGGTGGAAACTGACAAGAAAAGCACCTTGATTGAAACAGCCCTATCACAAGGGAAATTACCCCCGTCGTTAAAAGATTGGGCCTACAGTTTGGATGTTGCTGCATTAACGGCTTATTTGGACAAAGCCCCAACTATTGCCGCATTAAGTGGTGAGTCACAAGCCAAAGAAGATCCTAATCAGAAAGTGGTGGCGTTAAGTGCAGGAGAAGCGGCTGCAGCCCGAGCTTTAGGGATGACAGAGGCGGAATTTATTGAAGAACATAAGGAGCAAAAATAATGAGCTTTAAAAAATCCGAAGTTTTAAAAGCGATTGAAAGTCAGTTTAAAAAAGACTTTGTAGCAGGTTTAGCATTAATTAAACCACAATGGGATATGGTGGCGATGAAAATTTCATCCAATACCAAAGTGAACACTTACGGCTTTTTAGGCCAATTCCCGAAAATGCAGGAATGGGTAGGAAAACGTCAGCGCAAAGCGATGCAAGCCCAAGGTACCAGCATTGAAAACAAACTTTATGAAAGTACGGTAGGTGTGCCTCGTGTAGATATTGAAGATGACCAAGTAGGCTTATTCCGCCCGATGGTGAAACAAGCAGCGCAAAGTGCGGCGGAATTACCGGATGATTTAGTGTTTGGGCTGTTAAAAGAAGGTAAAACCACCCTTTGTTACGACGGGCAAAACTATTTTGATACTGACCACCCTGTTTATGAAAACGTGGACGGCACAGGCAATAGCAAACAGCAAAGCAATATTACCACCGGTTCTAAAGCTGATGCGCCAACCTTTTATATTTTCGATACCACAAATGCAGTTAAACCATTAATTTGGCAAGAACGTACTGCACCGGAAATTGAAACAAAATTTGATCCGTCAAAATCCGATACTGTCTTCAATGAAGATATTTATGAATGGGGTGTACGTGCTCGTGGTGCTGCCGGTTTTGGTTTCTGGCAATTAGCCCATTGCGTGGAGCAAACAGAGCTTACGGCAGAAAACATTATGGCGGTGATTGCTCAAATGCAATCCTTAAAAGGCGATGGCGGTAAATTACTAAACATTCGTCCGAATGTGATTTTAGTGCCACCTGCTCTTGAGTTTAAAGCTCGTCAAATCTGTGAGGGTGAGATGATTAACGGTACGACCAATATCTTAAAAGGTCGTTTGAAAGTGTTGGTTTCACCGCAAATCATTTAAGCGTAACTATATTGGGCGGGAAACCGCCCTTTAGGAGTAAACATGGCTCGTCAAAGACAAACAACTCAATCGGAAAAGGATAAAAAACTTAATACTCCACCTTCCGATAGTCCAAAGAATGATCTTCCTGTGCAGGATAACGCACAAAAAAAGGAAAACGATAAACCCTTGGATGATGTTCCAAAAACGAATGAAAAAAACGATACCCCACCGCCTCAACCCGAAGGGCATGTTATTGAACCCATCGCTTATGCAGTGAAATTACGCAGTATTCACCCGCAAGCCAGTTATGGGCGTGCCGGTTTTCGTTTTATCAAATCGGAAGAAACAGTGATTAACGTCACAGATATTGAGCCTGATAAGGTGATTTTATTGGCGGAAGATCCTTGGTTGGAACTTGTACCGATTTGTGAGGAATAAGCCGTGAATTACGCCAGTGTGGATGACTTTGTATTGCGTGTAGGTGAGGTGCAAGCCATTGAATTGACCGACCGGGATTTGCTTGGTGAGGTGAATGAAAATTTGCTTGAAATCGCCTTGGCGGACAGCTCAAGCCAAATTGATGGTTATTTGGCTGCACGTTATACCTTGCCGCTTGCTACTGTGCCACAAAATCTAGTGCGACTTTGTTGTGATTTAGCACGCTATCGTTTAGCCAGTATGTCCGGTGTGAAAATCACCGATGAGATCATTGAACGCTATAAATTAAGCCTGAAAGAATTGCAGGATATTAGTTCGGGCAAGGTCTCACTGGGTTTGCCATTGGCGGATGAAGAAGGGTCGGATAGTCAAGACAGTGGCGTGATTTTTACTAATCCGAAAAACAGAATTTTTAGCCGTGATAACACAAATTGAACAAGCCTTAGTGGAGCGTTTACAACGTGGATTAGGGCGATTAGTCAGTACAGTGAAAAGCTATGGCGGTGAGTTGGATGATGAAAGTCTTAGCACATCACGCTTACCAATTTGTTTAGTGACCTTTGGCGGGGCACGCATTGAACGCATGGGGACGAATGCTAAACGACACCAATCCACTGCAAGTTTTGTGATTATCGTCGCCGTCAAGTCTTTGCGAAGTAACCTCGCTGCCCGTCAAGGAGGCGTGGATAAGCGTGAGGTTGGAGTTAATCAGTTGATTACCGCCGTACGCCGTTTATTGGACTCACAGACCTTAGGGCGATTAGTGAAACCATTAAAACCGACAAAAGTGCGTACGATTTTCAATAACGCTACGTTTAAAGGCGGGGCGATTACGGCTTATGCCATTGAGTATGAGGCGGTTTATGACGATTTACTCCCGCTTGAAGACGGCTTATATCCGGAAGCGACTCGGGATGTTGAAAATCCTGACTATGTGTTTACCCGCTATCAGGGTGAACATTCAGAGGCTGACCCAATGTTAGAATGCATTGGGGGCAATATTTATGATCCGACAAATGGCGCAAGCGTGCCGTTTGAGGTGGAGACAAAACATGAAAGTTAAAGCAAAAGCCGGCATTAAAGTGCCGATGGAAAATCAACCTTATGTCTATATTGAACAGGCGATCGTTGAGGTTGAGCCGACAGTATATTACCAACGCCGCATTCAGGACGGTGATTTAATTGTGGTGAGTGAAGCTCGTTCACGTAAACAGGAGAAAAACAATGGCTGAAACTAACATTGAATTTGACAATATCCCTTCCAGTCTTCGCTTACCGGGTGTTTTTACAGAATATAACGCCCGCAATGCGGTTAGCACATTACCGACTAATGAGCAAAACGTATTGATTGTTGCACCAATGTTAGACGGGGATAACGCTTTTAGTGCGCCAACGCCGATTTATTCGGACTTAGATGCTAAAACCGCCTTTGGTGCAGGTTCTTGGGCACATTTAATGGCTCGTGTGGCAATCAAAAACAATGCCATGATTCGTTTAACGGCAATTGGTCTGAAAGATAATGAGGCGGGTGTTGCCGCTACCGGTTCTATTGCATTAAGTGGTACATCGACCAGTGCAGGCGTGTTAAAAGTGGTGATTGGCGGCGTGGATTATGCGGTTGCTATTAGCAAAGCCGAAACCGCAGAGCATGTTGCAAGCCGCTTAAATGCGGTGATTAATGCCGGTGAATATTGTCCGGTAACCGCAACGGTTGAAGAAGGTACGATTAGCCTTACCGCAAAATGTAAAGGTGAAATCGGCAATGAAATTGAAGTGACGGCTAATATCACCGCCGCCGATATGGAAGTGAGTGTAACAACCCTTGCCAACGGTGCGGAAAATGCAGATTTATCGGCCGCACTGACGAGTGTTGCCGGGGAACATTATCACGTGATCATCTCCCCTTTTGCTGACGATAAAAATGCGAAAGCCTTACTTGAGCATTTAGATGCCGTGGCAAGCCCAACAGAGAAAAAACCGGGTGTAGGCGTGCTAGGTTGGCGTGGGTCAATGGCGAGCGGCACAACCTATGCCGGAAAAATCAATGATAAGCGTGTGACGGTGGGCTGGTATAAAGGTGCGGTGGAATCTAATGCTCTGATTGCGGCAGGATTTGGGGCAATTATTGCAGGCGAAGAAGACCCGGCAAAACCGTTTAATACACTCGAAATTAAAGGTTTAACGCCGGTGAGTGCCACACAAACACCACTTAAAACGGAAGTTAACCAAGCCTTATTCCACGGTTTAACACCGATTATGGTGGTGAATAATCGGGTGCAAATTGTGCGTGCTATTACCACTTACACCAAGTCCCCGGCGAATGTAGATGACCCGGCTTGGTTAGATTTAACCACCATTCGTATTTTGGATTACACCCGCAAAGCCATTGAACAGCGTATTGCGTTACGCTTCCCTCGTTCAAAATTACATAAACGCATACCACCTAAAGTGCGCTCAGAAATTTTGGATGTTCTTTATCGCTTAGAGGATCTCGAAATTCTTGAAAACATAGATATGCACAAAGGGAAATTGCTCGTCGTACGCAACGGACAAGATCCAGATCGTTTAGATACGGCAATTCCGGCTGATGTAGTAAATGGCTTGCATGTGGTGGCAAACCGCATTGATTTAATTTTATAGGAGGCGTAGATGGCTGAAAAATATGCAGGCTCCGCTGTGCTTGAAGTGGACGGTGTAGAAATTGAAATTCAGGATTTGAATGTTACTAAACAAACTGGGCGTAAATTGGTAAAAACCATGAACTCGGAAGGCCGAGCCCGTGGTTTTGCCAAAGGGATTGCGACGTGGGAGATTTCATTGACTGCGGCAATGCCAATTGACGGTTCGGAAATTGATTGGGCAGAGATTAGTGATGCTAAAATCACGATTTATCCACTTAATCAAGATGATAAACGCACTTCTTACTTGGGTTGTTTTACCACCCAAGTGGGCGAAAAATACACCGTGGACAATGAAGCGGTAATTGATATTCAGATGAATGTGTTGAAAGAGGTGAAAGAATAATGCGTTTATTATTTGGACTCCCTTTTAATGACCAGCGTCACTTTGACTTTGAGGTAAATCTTCTTACTTTGGGCGGTGAATGTGCTGCCCTTGAGAAAATCGCAGAGCTTGAGTTAGATAACAAAGAAAGCCTCACGCAAGCTGAACAAATGATGGTGGATTTGGCTTATTTATCAGAACAAATTCATGTGAGATGGATACCCAAAGATGTGTTAACGCCTAAATTTTTGCTGAAGAACCTTACTACCGATGATTATGTGCTGATTACTCAAGCCATTGCGGAGTTACGAAAAAAGCACATCGACGCTGGGGAAAGCCTGAACAAGCCAAACACCGAATAAAACAACGCCACGGCTTGTTTGAAGCTGAAAAAAATTACCGAAGTGCGGTGATTTTATTGGCGAAATTCGGATTTACTGCACAAGAGGTTCGGGCGATGTGTCATGCGGAAGTTGCCGCTTGGATAGCAAGTTGGCAAGCATCGCAAGGAATTAAAATGCAGGCAGAAAAAGGCAACACGGTGCATTACAACCTTATGCGTCGTAAAAATAAGGGGGCATAAGCCCCTTTTTTTGTGGATTTAAAATGAGTTTAAAAAGGGTTTAAACATGGCACAAATGACATTGGCGTTGGCATTAAAAGCACAAGATTATGCCAGCCGTGTGATTAATCAAATGCGTGGTAATGTCAATAAAATGGCTGATGAGCAACAACGTCATGCTCAACGCACTGCGCAAGTAACACAAAAAAGCTATCAGAGTGTGCAAGAGGCAATACGAGCACGAGAACGCTTGGGGATTCGTAGTGAGAATGCGATTCAAGCAGAAATCGCACAAACCATTGCAAGTTACAATAAATTGAAAGCCAGTGGTGTGCTTTCTGCACGAGCCCTTGCCCGTGAAGCAGAGGCAACAAAACGTAAAATCGCCTCGTTGAATGCGGAAATGGGCAAAACCACTATGGGGCAACGGTTAGGTAATATTGGGCGAGGCATGGCAAGTATTGGTGCGGGTGCAATGGCAGGTGCAATGGTGATGGCCCAACCGATGAAAAAAGAGATGGATTATGACCGCCGATTAGCCATGGTATCTAATACTGCCTTTTCAGATCGTGATGTAGCAGGACGAATTGCAGGCAAAAAAGAATTACATCAAGCGGTACAACGTGCGGTTGAAACTGGTGGGGGCACGAAAGAAGAGGCTTTGGGCGCATTAGATACGATGCTTGCCTCCGGTGCGGTGAAATCAGATACGGCCATGAAATTATTACCTACTTTACAAAAGGCGGCGGTGGCGACCGGTGCTGATACCAATGATTTGGCGAAAATTGCGATTTCCTCAATGCAGCAATTTGGTATCAGTGAAGATCAGATTGGTGCGGTATTGGATAAAGCCGTTGCAGCCGGACAAGCCGGTAACTTTGAGCTTTCCGATATGGCTCGTTGGCTACCACAACAAATGGCCGCAGCAAAATCCGCCGGGCTTTCGGGTATGGAGGGGTTTGAAGCCTTATTGGTTGCCAACCAACAAGCCCGTGTAACAGCAGGGACAAGTGATGAGGCGGGAAATAACCTTGTTAATTTACTGGCAAAGATTACTTCAAAAGAAACTAATGAACGTTTCCAAAAACTCAAAATTAAAGGCAAAGACGGTAAAACCCACGGTATTGATTTTATTAAATCAATGGAGAACGAAAAGAAACAAGGAAAAAACTCGCTTGAAGCCTTTAGTTCCATTATGGATATGGTTGTAGGTGAAGATGACCGTTACAAATCCCTTCAAGCAAAATTAAAAACCGCCAAAAAAGAAGAACAGAAAGCCTTGTTGGAGCAAATGACAAACTTGGTGGAAGGGACGGCTATCGGGCAAATTATTTCCGACCGACAAGCACTGATGGCATTACTTGGTATTCGTAACAATGTGCAGTTAGGTTCAGAGGTAAAAAAAGAAGTGGGTAATGCAGAGGGGGCTGTGGATACATCTCATGCCGTTATACAAGACACTAACAGTGCAAAAGTTGAGAATGCGAAAAATGCCTTAGAGTTTGCGCAGATGGAAGGCATGAAAGGCTTTAATAATGCACTAGGAGAGGCTGCAACCAAGATTGCTGAATATGCAAAAACCTATCCGGATTTAACGGCCACTTTAACCACCGCCGGTACGGTGATCACCGCATTAAGTACAGCGGCGATTGCAGCAAGTGGTGCATTGGCATTATTAGGAGCAAAGCGTAGTGGTATTGGGCTTGGTGATGTAGCAGATCTTGCCGGTGATTTTGGTAAAGGAGGGAAAGGAAAATGGGGATTAAGTTTAAAAAACTTAAAAAATGTTGGAAGAGCGAGTGTTATCGGTTGGACGAGTAGTTTCTTAACCTCACCTGAATTGGATGAAGAATCGCAAAAGACCCTTGAGTTAGGACATAGAGTACAGCACGGATTAGCCTCTGACGAAGAAAAGAAAGAGTATGAAATTCGATTATCCAAAGCAAGAGAAGACACAGAACTCTTTGATGCATTACGCAATACTGATGGTGGGGTGGGTTCGTTTTTCACACGCAAAAGCATGGAATTATCCTCATTAAAATATTTAGAGGGACGTTTGCAAAGGGGTGATATTTCCGATGATGTAAGAAAACAAATTGAGGAACGAAAAGCCCGTTATGAAAAAGAGGAAAGCGAGCGTAAATATTTCACGCTTGATGGTAAGCCCAAATTTCCACAAGCTAAAACAACCGACTATTCTGGACTATCACACGCAGCCAATGACGCGGATTCTGCCTTAAACCGCACCTTGAGCAATTTATCAGTGCTATCCAACTATCAAGCGGATTTTCAGCAATTCGGTCAAACCATTAGTGATGGGCTTAAAACAGCGATTGAGAGCCAAAATTTCACGATTCAAAACCAGATTAAAGTAGATTTAGACGGACGGATCGTGGCGGAACAAACGTCTGAACATCAATACCAACAAATGAAACGGGGGTAACAAATGAAAGGTTGGACAAAGCCGATTCAGCGGGCCAGTTTCCGAGGTGTGCGTTTTGAAGTGCTTTCTGTGGATGATGATTATTACCGCTCCACAATTGAGCACGCCTACCCTTTTGTTAATGGGGCGGACGTTGAAGATTTGGGGTTAAACCCATTGACTGTGCGAATGCAAGCGATCTTTTATGGGGATGGCTATTACACAGATTTTAAACGTTTTTTAAGTGTGCTTGAAAAACAAGGCGCAGCAACGCTAGTACACCCGATTCGTGGTCGTTTGCAAAATATGATTTGCACCGGGGCAAATTTTCGCCACGAAGCCGATATGATTGACTATGTGGCATTAGATTTGACCTTTATCGAATCCACACCGGCTAAACCTATTTTTATCTTTAATCATTCCCTGTTGGCGAAAATTGATACCTTGCTCTCGGAATTAGAGGACTTTACTGACGATGTAATGGCACTCTACAGCGAATTTTTAGAGGTTGTCGCTTTTGGGGCTAATGTGAAATCTCGGTTGCAGGGTGTTTATGGGGCATTATTCGGTTGTTTTGAGCAGATCCGTCATTTATTTGATTTTGATAAAACCCGTTATGCCGTATCACCGGTCGTCACAAAAGAAAACTTTAAGGCTAAAGCAACTCGTTCAGTGCGTGATTTAGTGATGATGATTGATAGTGGATTACATCAAATTGCAACACGGCAAGACTTAACGACAAAAGCGAAATTTGATGAGGTGATTCGCACCATTCGTCAGATTAAAACTATTCCGGCTGATTTGGTGAGTGGTAAAAATATTAAATCGGCGAAAGAACAAGCTACATTGAAGTCTTTAACCACATCATTTTCAAAGGCCGATACGGAATCGGTACATTTAGTGATGCAATTAGCGGTAAGTTCGGTGTTGTTGCGCATTGCCACAGAACTTATGGAAGATGATGAATTATTGCCACAAGATATTGATTACATCACCACGAAAGTGCGGTCACAAATTGTAGAGAATTTGCAATTACTGCGAGCACAAACAGATAAAGAGCATAAAGGTGAACGTATTGTGGTACTCACTACACCCAATACCGGGTTTTATACGGCCGCAAATCAGACCGCAGAGCAATTACGCAATAAAGCCCATCAATTCACCGAGCTTGCTATTGCAGCGATTAATCGCAAGCCGCCTTTAATGGTGAGAGAAGCACCAATCACCGGCACGATACAACAGATTGCCCATGAGTTTTATGGCGATTATAAACGTGCCGATGAATTGTTGCGGTTAAACCCGCAAATCCGTTATCCGAATTTGATTGAGCGTGGGGAGTGGCTGAATAGTTATGTCAAATAATTACCCTTATCACAATGATGTGGTCGTTGAAATAGACGGCAAAGCCCATAACAGCTGGAAAAGCTATGATATTGATAGTGATTTCCTTATCCCGGCTGATGCCTTTAGTTTTGATTTAGGCGTGCCTTCAAATAGCACGGTGTTACCGGATTTTTCAGGAAGCGAAGTGAAAGTAAAAATTAATGGCGAATTGGTGATGACCGGCATTGTCGATACAACACAACACGCTATTAGTAAGACGTCTCGTAGCTATCGTTTAAATGGTCGTGACCGAGCGAGTATTTTGGTCGATTGCTCTGCGCCTATCACTAATGTGAAAGGGATGACGGTATTAGAAGCGGTGAAGAAAATTGTTGAGCCGCTTGGCATTAAACAGGTGCAACTCAAAGCAGAAAATAATCCCACTTTGGATAAAGTTGATATTGAGGTGGGGGAAACGGCTTGGAATGCGGCAATGCGTTGTGCTAATTCTGCCGGGTTGCATATTTGGTTTGAGCCAAATGGCGTGTTAATTGTGGGCGGAGCCGATTATAGTAAGCCACCGGTAGCGACATTGTGTTGTATGAAAGACGGTAAGCGTAATAATTTTGAACAAGCCAATTTAACCTTTGATGTATCTAATCGTTTCAGCGAGGTGACATTTTTAGCACAGAGCCACGGCAAGCAAGGTACGGATAACAAAAATGATTTGAAATGGATCTATCAAGATTCGGAAATGACGACTTATAAGCCGAAAACCGTGGTGGTGTCTGATGTAGATAATTTAGAGGCCTTAAAAAAATGGGCGAAAAAGTATATTTCAGACAGTCAGTTAGAGGGGTTTACCCTCACTATTATTGTCCCCGATCATAAAATGCAAGATGGAACATTGTGGCAACCGGGGCAAAGAGTGCATATTCTTTGCGAAGAATATGATATTGATGCCATCTTTTTCCTGATGGGGCGACGTTTTACCCTAAGCCGCTACAATGGTACACAAACCGAGCTACGATTTAAACAAGATGGTATATGGACACCGGATGCTTATGAGGCGAAAGCGGAAAAAGCCCGTAAACGTAAAGGCAAAAAAGGCAAGAAGAAAAAATCAGAGGGTGATTTGATTGCAACTGATGGAAAAGGAGGTTGGGCAAAATGAGACGATTAACCCAAGCGATTCAGCAAAGAGCACAGAATGCCATAAGTGATATTCGCCAAGCCTTTCGTGGTGTGTTGAATTTAGTCAAAAGTGCGGACAATATTCAGAAAGTGCAAGTATCAGGGCTTGCCGATGAAACATTGCAAGATGTAGAGCTGATGCAACATTTCGGTTTTACTTCCGTTCCGCCGGCTAACACGCAAGCGGTGATTTTGCCCATGGGCGGACAAACCAGCCACGGCATTGTAATTGCTACTGAAAATGGAGCTTTCCGGGTAAAAAGTCTGCAAGGCGGTGAGGTGGCGGTGTATGATGAAAGCGGCTCAAGCATTGTTTTAAAAAAAGGGCGACTCATTGAAATTGATTGTGATGTGTTAAAAATTAAAGCCGCAAGCAAGGTAGATATTTCAAGCCCACTTGTTGAAACGGATCGGGTATTTACCGCACAAGGACAAATCAATGGCAATGGGGGGATGGCGGTGCAAGGTGGCAGTGGGGCTAGTTTCACCGGCAATGTTGAACAAAAGGATGGTGATTTTACCACTAGTGGCGATGTAAAAGCCGGTTCGGTATCCTTAAAAGATCATAAACATCCCGGTGATAGCGGCGGTATGACCGATAAACCTCAATAACAGAAAAAGGTGGTGTGGAACTCCCTCACCACCTTTTTTGTATTCCCATCTTTTAATCTGTTGTCATGGACAGAGAGATCAGCCCGCTTACCGGGGACTATACCAATAAACAAATCAGTACGCTACAAAACGCAGCGTATATCAGGTTGACTACGCCTTTAGGCTCTTGGTGGGCAGATGGGCGTGTAGGCTCTCTGCTCCACCTTATTCCAAGAGAAAAAGATTTATCCCGTGTGGGGTTGATTGCTCAACAATATGCCGAAGAAGCCTTGCAGCCTTTGATTGATGATGGGCGTGCGGAGGAAATTATTGTTAACCATACTCAACCCCATGACGGAAAAGTCATTCTTGATATTTCCATTCGTGATAACCGGGGCGATACTTATCATTTTAAACACCCCGTAAGCGTGATTTAAATGGGGTTTAAACAATGTTTATCGTACCGAGTTTAGATGATATTCGTCAGGCCATTTTGCGTGATGTGAAATCACTTGAGCCACAAGCTGATGTGAGTGAGGACAGTGATTATTATGTACGTGCAAGTAGCCTTGCTGCTGTGGCAGAAAACATTTATGCCCATCAAAAATGGATCATCAAACAATTCTTTCCCGACACAGCCGACACCGAATTTCTTGAAAAACACGCTGGTTTGCGTGGGATTCGGCGCAAAAATGCCACTTATGCAAGCGGGCGTGGTGCAACTATCACCGGTCAACCTGATGCGGTGATTAAAGCCGGGTTACAAATTAAAACAGAAGACAACCGCTTTTATGAGACCACAGAAAGTGCGGTTATTTCTCAAGAAGGTTTTATTGTTGTGCCGGTGCGTAGCCTTGCCACCGGCGCTAATCAAAATATTAACCACACAACGCCGGCCAGTTTTATGGCTGCACCCGTGGGGGTACAAACCGATTTAACTTTGAATGAAGTGGTTGGGGCAACAGATGCGGAATCCGATGCCTCTTTGTTGGAGCGGTTACTTGAAATTATCCGCCGTCCTCCTGCGGGGGGCAATCGCTACGATTATCGTAGATGGGCGTTATCTGTTGATGGAGTGGAGGCCGCTTATGTGTATCCCCTCCGTCGTGGTTTAGGCACGGTAGATATTGCGATCACCTCTAACAATAATATCCCTAGTGATGAAACGGTACAGCGTTGCCAAGAATATATTGACGATGAGCGCCCGGTTACCACAAAAGAAAGCAAAGTCGTGAAACCGGATGTGACAAAAGTCAATTTTACGATTCAGGTAAAAATCAGTGGGATTGCATTAGAGGAAATAAAAACGGCTATTTCGACCGCCCTTGCTGATTATTTTAATACGCTTATCCCCGGTGATGAGTTGATTGTGTCGCAATGCGAAACAGTCGTGAATAATCTTATCGGTGTAGTTGACCGTAAATTTACGACCCCAACAACCAATCTAAAGGCAGATGTCGTCAATAAAATTGAGTGGTTTAGGCTCGGAACAATCACTGTGACGGAGATGGAATAATGCAAGTTGAGCATAAAAAAGTGCTTTCGCAGCTCTATCCACCGGTGTCCTATAACGTTAATGGCGAACGGTTTTTAGCGCAATGTGAAGTGGACGGTAACGCATTTGACCGCTTGCAACAAAGTGCGATTGAAATGCTAGGTGTTATTGAGCCGGCTACCTCAAATTCAATGCTCGCCGATTGGGAACGGCTATGCGGGATTAAAACCGATTTTTCTAAAAACTATCAAGAGCGGGTTAAGCGGGTAATCGTTCAACTTAACGCCGTGGGTGGTTTGTCTATTCCTTATTTTAAGCGTATTGCAGAAAGCATTGGCTATCAAATTGAAATTAAAGAATTTTCCCCGTTACAAAATGATTTACCTAATCCCGGTGATATTGTTCAGTTTCGTAATGAGCCTAACGAAAGCCTGATTTTTATGTGGCGGGTGGAGGTCTTAAACGGTGATGACAATATTGTGTATTTTCGTGCCGGTCAGTCATTTGCCGGTAATCATTTAGTTGAGTTTGGCGACCCTATCATTGAAGAATTTTTCAAAGATTTAAAACCGGCTCACACTTATTGCTATTTTGCTTATAGAGATAATTAAGATGAAAACTTTATTACCTGAAATTAATTCTGCGGATAAGCGTTTCCATAACGGTAATCCGGCAACTGGCGAACAAGGTACTCGTGTGACCGATACTTGGCTTAACGATGTACAAGATCGTATCCGGGACATGCAAGAAGAAGCACATTATGTGTTGCAACAGGCAGGATTTACTCCTAAAGCGGAAACGAAAACACAACTCTATCAAGCGATTGTGAAAATCATTGAGGATAATCGACAATTAGCTACAACCCAAAATGCCGGTATCGTACAGCTCAACTCCACCACAAACAGTACGTCAGAAACCGAGGCGGCAACGCCAAAAGCTGTGAAAACGCTAAAAGACTTGTTAGATAGCGTCAATCGTAATCAGGCTAACTATATCCCCAACAGCAAAAAATCAAGCTCACTCAGTAGTCCAAGCAGTGATACGGTGGCGACAAGTGTTGCCGTGAAAACAGCTTATGAAAAAGGTGTGGAAGGGTTAAATGCGGCCAATAACGCCAACAATAATGCCAACGGCCGTGTATCAAAAGCAGGCGACACCATGACTGGTAATCTCACTATTAATCATGCTGAGCCACGCTTTCACGGCAATCGGAATAATAACTATAACTGGTATGTGGGCTTGCCGAATGGAACATCTGATGATTTACATTTACACTCATACGCCAACAATACAACCTTGTCTTTAGAGTCCGACAAAATAAAAGCAAGTAAGCCGCTTTATGTCGGAAACAATAGTGTAGTGATGATGAATAATTTTACTGAAAACCTTGCTGATAATGGTTGGTGTAAATTACCTAATGGTTTGATTTTGCAATGGGGGCAGCTTACGGTGCAGTATGAAACAGTGAAAGATTATCTCTTCAACTTAGCTTTCCCGCACCGCTGTTGTGCCGTATTAGTGTCAAATAGTGTCAATTCGGGAGCATTAGCAACGCTTGGTGCGCGTAGAAATAACTCAGGATATGGAAGTAGTATTGGTAATTCTGATTATATTCAAGGTTTAAACGCTTATCCATTAGACCGCACAAAAATGCGACTTTGGAACGACCAAAACACGGGGCAGGAGAATAAATCGGTAAACTGGCTTGCAATTGGTTTTTAGGAGGAAGAAGTATGTATTTTTATGATAGTCAAAGCAATAGTTTTTATTTAAAAGGCTTTGGTGATATCCCGAAAAGCGCAGTAGAAATCTCGGAAAAAAGTTATCTCGCTTTAGTTGACGGGCAAGCAAAGGGAAAGGATATTGTCGCTAATGAAAAAGGCGAGCCAATTTTAATCGCCTCTCAACCCTCACCGGCACATGAGTTAAAAAATGGTGAATGGATAATTTCGCAAGAAAAAATGACCGCACTTTTAACGACAGAACGTAACAGTTTAATGGAACAAATTGACAATCACGCCGCAATGATATACAGCCAATGGACACGTTTCGAAAGCGAATATCGTGAGCGTAAAGCCACAGCGGAAGCCTACAAATCAGCAAATTATCAAGGAGAATGTAGTCGCTATATTACTGACTTTGCAGAGCGTGCCGGGATTGATAACAAAACCGCTACGGATTTAATTTTGATGCAAGCAGCAGGACTAGAAAAGCTACAAGTTGAACTCGCTAATCAACGCATGCGTAAGTACGAACTCAAAGCACCGGGTTTAACCCTTGAGCAAATGCAAAGCGTGCATGATGACATCATCAGTCAGATGGACGCATTAATGGAGGCTTATAAAAATGGCTAATCGTATCTACTTGGCATTTTATAAAAATAAACGCTCGTGGCGTAAAGAGCCGTTTAAGGCTCTTGCCGATGCAATCACCCGATTTTTTACAAAAGGCCCTTACTCTCATTGTGAGCTTGTTGTTAAGCGCACAATATTCACTGGTGGCAAGCACTACGAACACGAAACTGTTTACGACTGTTATTCTGCATCAGTCCAAGACGGCGGTGTCCGTCTAAAACAGATTGATGTGAGCGACAGTGAGAAATGGGATTTAATCCCACTGAATAATGTCACCGAGACGCAAATTAAAGCTTATTTTGACCGCACTTCGGGCAAGGCTTATGACTGGTGGGGTGCGATTGGTATTGCACTCGGCATTAAGCAAAAACGCAGTAAATATTTTTGCTCGGAATGGTGTTTTAACGCACTCAAAAATAGCGAAGAGGGTTGGCGGTTTAGCCCTAATCAGTTAGCGGTGATGTTTGGAGGTAACTATGCCGGAAAAACATGATATTGCCCTCTATCGGGGGGATGATACTGAGATAACCGTATCCATCACCGATGATGACGGGGTGGCGTTGCCATTAGAGGGCGTACGGGCGGATTTGCACGCTCTTGCTAATCGTGATGTGGTGTTGCGGTTATCAACCGATGATGGCTCTATTACGATTGCTAATAACGACATCACCTTGCATTTTAATCACGATTTAACCGCACAGGCCGAGTGGAAATCGGCTAAGTACGATTTACAAATTACCGATACACAAGGCAAGGTTAAAACCTTATTGGCAGGCACTATTACCCTGACAGCGGACATCACAAAAATCTAGGAGCACATTATGCGTAAGGTATGTGTGCAGGTAAAACAATCAAACAATCAAAACGTCACTTATAAATTCGCAAAATTTTTTGCATAAAATGGGATTTTATTTTGCATAAGCGTAACTAACTATTATGCAAAATAAATCACAAGGTAATGCAAAAAGAAGGGAAGCAGCATAATTTCTTCCATATTTAAATTCTCTATGTTTTATAAATTATAGGTTTGATATTGCATTCAATTTTATCATAAAACTCACCAGAAAAACACTTAAATAAGCTTTCTAAAATAATCTTTACTCCTAGACTTGGCACCGCCATTCCTATCTGTTTTCTAACACTCTCTTTAGAACCGAAAAATTCAAAATGATCGGGAAAAGTTTGAATTCTTGCTCTTTCTCTATTTGTTAAAGCTCTTGCTTCTTCCCAATGGTACATATGAGTGCCACCACCACCACTACCAGTTACTGTATATGATGGTTTATCAGGATCTAACCTTTTATAAATTTGACTAATTTTAGCTCCTTTTACTTTAAGTTTTAAATGTTCGGGTATATCTGCTGTAAACGCATTCTCTCCAGGTTTTATATAATTTAATCTCTCAATTACACGTTTATTATGAGTAGTTTTCTCATTATTTTTTGCTTTATTGGATATAGGTGGGACCTCTAAAGCATATCTAACTGAATTATTTATATTTGAAAATGGTTTTGTAGATGGTGGATAAAACTGAACTTTAATATCCTTTCTAATTCCAATGATTATAACTCTCTTTCTAGCTTGGGGAATACCGTAATTATCAAAAGAATACAAATGAGGATAGACAGAGTATCCCGCTTCGTACATCTCCCGTAATATAATATTTAATGCTTCGTTATCATTTGCACTAGTGAGCCCTTCAACATTTTCGGCTAAAAACCACTTCGGTTGAAATTTTTTTAGAACTTTTATACCGTATTCATATAATGCTCCAAACTCACCATGAATACCTTTTTTTTCTCCTACAACACTATAATCATTACAAGGGAAACCAAAAGCTAAAGCATCTATATCAGAAATATTTTTTAATATATTCAGATCTAATTTTCTAATATCTTCACAAATAACAGATTTTCTTTCACTATCACAGATATTTTTTGCGTAAGTATTACATGTATCTTCATCATAGTCTGTTGCCCATACATGCATAATCTTGAATTTATCATTAGAATTAGAGGCTAGTTTTGCTCCATAAGCGATACCGCCTGGACCACAAAAAAGTTCCCCTAGTTTAAATATTTCCAT